CGCGTCCCGCCATCATCAGTCACAAAGAAGAATAGATGAGTTTTACCCGTGGTCAAAGTTGGTGCGGTATCAGCAGGGAACTTGACGCTTGAAGGCCATGTCACCGTTCCAGATGAATGCGTTAGCTCAAGTACAAAACTACCGACCGTTCCAGATGACGGCGGGTTGGTAAACGTAAACGTCGAGTTCCCGCTAATGGTTTTTGTGAAGTAGTTGCCAGTAGAAAGGTCAATCGCCAGCGCACTAACAGCCTCAGCAACTTGCTTGTACGGACCGTCAACAGTTAGGCCAGCATTTAGGGTCTGAGCGGCTGTAAACGTGTTTGCTCCAGCAAGCCCTGGAACACCCAAACTGGTGCGTGCTGTTGCGCCATTCTCTGCGACAAAGGTTGAACCGTCGCCAACAATGATGTTGCCGTCAGTAACCGCAAGCCCAGCAACCGCAGTCAGCTTGGCGCTATACCCCTGAACCGTAGAGCCAATATCGCCGTCTACAACAATGGTGTTAGACGCTGGCAGAGCAGCATCGTATGCCTGGACTGTGCTGCCAATGTCGCTATCGACAAGGACATTGGACCCGCCGTTTTGCAACGTTCCAGTGAAGTTGGCAGTTGACTGGGTAAGGTCCGCAAGATTGTTGACCGTCACTGTTTTAGTGCTGGTCGTAATCGCGTCAAGCTTTACCGTTCCAAACGCCATCGGTTGATTAGCAGTGGGGCCGTTAGGTCAAGTGTAGTGCCTTGTCTAGCCTTTAACGATCAGCTTGGTGGCACTAACCGCCGTTCCAGCGACGACAGACGGAGTTGCAGCTGAAGTACCCAAAGATCCATCTTTTTGGACATAGTATTGCAGCCCTGGTGTTAAACCGGATTGCGCATCATCAATCGATCCGATTATTTGAATAGTTGCCGTACTGCCATTTGAATAGGCAGCATCAGCAATGCCAATGTAATTTGTAGCCGTAAGGTTGGTCGTAACGGTCGACATACCAATAATTCTTGTACTGCCATAGCCGTTGCCAGGATCTCTATTTGTCAAAAGAAGTTTTTCTGCAGCCTTGTGATAAGTGACTCCCACCCCAGTAGTGCCGGACTGGACGTTAGTGTCTAAAGGCGTGTCAACAGTAACAGTCGTTCCACTGATGTTTACGCGTGTAACCTCTAAGTTATTAGTTATTTTTTCAGCATAGCCACAGACAACTTTTTGAACGTCAGGATCAAAGTCAAGATCTACAGTTGTTATATCTTTATCGGCTATATTTACTACAGTGCCGAATGTGACGGAAGTGCCGCTTACGTTACCAGCAACAACTTTCCCTGCGTCTCCAATGCTGTCGTCTCTGAAAGCAAAACATACTTTATTTTGAGCTGAATCAAAAACGCCTTTTGTTGAGTGAGGGTTGGAAGTTGTAATAGTTGTGGCAGAGCCGTAACTGCCTGATGTACCACTAACCGTAAATACTTTTGCTTCAAAGTCATTTGAGCTATTTGTATAGACGTGAACATGTTTTTGAGCGTTTGCGTCATACACAATTGCGTTATGTTTGCCAAGAGTGCTTACTGCGTTGACAATAGTTCCAAACGAAATTGAATTATTGCTAGGATCAACGGTTCCAACCGCAATGTGGGGTCTTGTGTCAGAAGATCCTCGATAGACGACAACAACTTTACCGGCATTGACATCAAAACTGCAATCAAAATTCTCCTCTTGCACGGCAGTGTCAACCGTAACGGTTGATCCAAGCGAAAAACTGGTTGAGGCGGCTGATGGAACTGTTGCAACTCTTGCGCCTAATTCATTACTACTATTCAGAAAAAAGAAAACAACACGGTTGTTAGTTGTGTCGTAAACTAATGTCGAATACTCTTTGGCGCTGCTGCCCAAAGTAAGCTCATTGCTAAAAGTGGCTGCAAGGTTTCCGTACTGGTTGTTGCCAATAAAGTAAGCCCTAGCGCACTGCGTATCTCCACTATTTTTCCTATAAGTGACCACAACAGCACTTTCGTTATCTGCGTAGCAAGATCGAAAGCTAAACGATGAAGCTTCTGGGTTATCGCTTGTCGATATAACATCAAAATTTGCAACAGTTTTCGCTGTAACTGTTTTGGAAACTGCTGCTACATTTCCATCACTTTTAACAATACAAGTGTCTCCGTTGGCGATAGCGCCTGACGCAGTTGCTTGGAACGTAGGCCCACCAACACTTGCCCAGCTCGTTACGCCGCTGCCATTGGTAGAAAGCATCTGCCCTGACGTTCCAGTGTCATTGGGCAGCGTCAGCGTGTAGTTAGCGCCTGCACTGTGCGGTGGACCTTTGACAAGAATGCCATGTGAGTTGTTCTCACAATTCAGCTTGACCGCACCAGAGCCGCGAGTTGCATTGCCCTTGAAAACAACTTGACCAGAACCATTTGGGTCCAGATCAATATCGCCATTGCTGGTGGTAACGATGTCATTGCCGTTGACATCAAGATGTCCGCCTAGCTGCGGACTTGTGTCAGATGAAATCTCAACGTTTGACCAACTTGCAGCACTAGATCCGCCAGTGCTTGTTAAAACTTGGCCTGTGCTGCCGTAATTCGCTCCACCAATCCCAATTTGACCTGCAGGGCCGACACGAACTCTCTCGCTACCCTCTGTAGTTACTTTGAAGTGACCATCTGAGCCGCTGTCTACAACTTCGGCCTCGGTATTACCTTCAGTGATCTTGTCAGTATCGGCTGGGTTGCTGAACGACAGGTTGCCGCTGCCATCAGTAGTCAGAATTTGACCATTGCTCCCGTTTCCATTCGGGAAGGTCAACGTGTTGTCGGCTGCGGTGGCTGGAGCTTTGATCTCCACATAGCCGGAAGTTTGGCCCTTAAGTCGAATGCCCACCACCCAGGAACTACCACTTGGCACTGTAACTGTAGCGCCACTGTTAACAGTCAACGGCCCTGCAGAAATCACGTTTTTGCCAGTACCGATGGTGTAGCTGGTCGTAACCGTGTTGTCATGCTCCAAAGCCCATTGATCGCTACCACCACCAACAGCTGCAGAAGGCTCAGCCCAAGCAACAGCGCCTGACGCGCCACCGCTAATAAGCATCTGACCTGCTGTGCCATAGTTCGCTCCAGCAATGCCAACTTGACCTGCAGGTCCAACCCTGATGCGCTCAGTACCTTCAGTGGTGATCTTGAAGTGACCGTTGGAGCCGGTATCAACAACCTCTGCCTCGGTGTTGCCCTCAGAAATCTTGTCGGCGTCAGCTGCAGTGCCGTTAGAGGCAGCAGTAATACGTCCTTGAGCATCGACCGTAATGCTTGCCAGCGTGTAGCTGCCAGCAGTTACAGCAGTGTTATCAAGGTTGACCGTGATTGCACCGCTGCTAGTGATCGGTCCGCCAGTAGACGTAAGCCCCGTTCCACCTGTGACATCGATGCTTGTAACCGTGCCAGGGTTGCCAGCTGTTCCGTTTGATGCAGCTGTAATCCGACCTTGAGCGTCAACGGTGATGCTTGCGTTGGTGTAAGACGCAGCCGTCACACTGGTGTCCGCCAACTTATCTGCGGTGACCGCATCGTTGGCGATGGTCAATGCACCTGTGTTGGAGATGGTTGCATCGCCAGAAAGTGTGACTGCTGTTGGTACGTTGCTGCCGTTGCCAACAATCAACTGACCAGAGGTCAGGTTTGCAAGCTTGGTCAGCGCGATGCTGCCAGCCAACATTGCATTAGAGACCGTGCCAGTTGTGCCAGTCAAAACCACGGTCCCCGAGGCATCAGGGAACGCAATCGCCCGGTCGGCGGTTGGGTTCGTAAAAGTGAATGAGGTTTCGTAATCGTCAGCGGAGCTGCCCTCAAACGTCAGAGTTGCCGACGTTCCAAGCAACACATCGCCGCTGAACGTTGTGGTTCCGGTAAACGTTGGGCCAGCCAGTGACGCCTTTTCGCTGTCAAGCTCCTGGATTGCAGCCTGAACATTGCTGGCCGAAATGTTGCCTGCAGGGGCAAAGCTGACGTTATTTGCTGCTGTAGCTGCCAACGCCGTTGACAGGTCAAGAACCTGCCAAGCCGTGCCAGTAGAAAGCAAGAAGTCAGGCGGGGCCAAAGCAACTGCTGGCGCATTGCCTGATCCAGTACCCGACTGGCTAACGGTCAAATAATGGTTGGAGTTGGATGCAGCTGGTGCGATCAGTGGCTGACCAACCGTCAGACCGATGGATGTTCCCTTTGGCGTTACAGATGCAACGAGGTTTGTGCTGGCGTCATACGTTCCAGCGAGCACAATCTCGCCGCTGACGATGTCGATTGACTTGAAGCTGTTCCCCGTCCAGAGGTACAAGTCATCGTGATACTCGTCATATAGAAACTGACCCTGGAAGTCTGCAGTTCCAAAGTTGACGACACCTGCCGTATCTGGTGCGCCTGCAAAACGAACGGTTGAAGAGTCCGCAAGTTTCCCACCTGTCACCGCGTCGTTCGCGATGATTGATGTTCCAATCGTTCCCGAGGTCAGCTTGGCTGCGCTGATGTCTGGGATGTCAGAAGCTGACAGCGTGGTGCCAGCAGTGACGTGACCACGAGTGTCAACAGTGACCTTGGGATAAGTTCCAGCAGTTACGCCTGAAATATCGTGTGTTAGGGCTCCAGCGCCACTAACAGACAAAGCGCCCGAAGGCACAGAGACACCACCTTTTGCGGTTGTTGTACTTGCGGGCAGGTCAGTGCCAGTAAGAGCTGTTGCTGCTGTGATGTGGCCCTGGGCGTTAAACGTGATCCCACTTGTCGTTCCAGCCGTAATGCTGTCGGTGTGATTCAGCTGCCCACCAGAAGTAACGCTGAGACCGCTGCCAACAGAAACACCGCCAACAGCAGATGTTGTGGCCTTCGGCAGGTCACTTGCCGGAATACTGCCAACTGCGGTGATGTGACCAGAAGCATTGACTGTGAAACCGTTTTTGGTCTGGCCGGTGACACTGGACTGGTGAGAAATGACACCACTACCATCAACGTTCAGCCCAGAAGCGCTTGGAACGCTGATGCCGCCAAGAGCAGTCGTCGAGGCTGCATTAACAGAGAAGGTGCCTGAAGTAGAAGTCAGGCCATTGCCAGCTGCTGCTCCGCCAATCGCAGAGGCTGTACCGGCTGGCAGGTCAGTAGAGGCAATGACACGAGAGGTGTAACTGCCACCAGCACCAGTCGGGCCAGCAATAAACTCCTTTGCTCCCGAACTGGTACCTAGCGAACTTGGACTTATAGATGCAAGCTTGGCTGCCGGGATGCTGGCGTCATCAATAAGGTCAACACCCTGCTCAACCAGGCTCTTAACAGTGACTTTCTTGGTCTCGCTTGCGCTTACGTCCGCAATGGGCAGAACATCAGTTGAAGCTACGTCGGCTTCAGCCAGTTCGTTTAGGGCGGATATCTTGAGATCTGCCATTGCCCAAGTCCCCCTGCGGGTTTAGTCAGTTTCAAGTTCCAGCTTACCGCCGCCAGGCTGCTCAAGCAGGATCTTGTCGGTGTCCTCTTTCAGGACATAGTTGGTGATTACACCAAGGCCAAGCCTGGGTGAGATGGGGCCTGTGGTGACAAAGTTGAAATTAGAAACAGTCAACTGACCCACGCCAAGGCTAATGGCGGCATTAGTAACAATGCCTTTGAACTCAAAATAAAAGAAGTCATTTGTTGCTTCAGAGTTTTGCCCTTGATCAACGATATAAAGCTCGGCATCAAACTCAGCGCCTAGCTTCTGCCGCAAAATCAACTCGTGCAAGTAGCTGGGAACATCAGTGTCTACTGATTCGCCTGCTGCATCAGGGTCGTAATGAAATTCACAACTTACACTTCCACTCCCACTAATTAAGCCGCTTTCGTTCTTGCGAAACTCGTCGCTAAGAACGGTTACATCGACAACTTCTCGATCATTGTTTAGCTCAAAAGATCTAACTAATCCAAGGATGTTGTACTCGGCTTGAACGCTCTTTGCTTCGATCGGGATTGAAGAGGTGATTGCGGCCAAGGCGATTTTGCCTGTGCTTTGACCATTCAATGCGTTCGCAAAAGTGTCATAAAGGCAAACGCCGCCAAGCTCATCAACATTGATATACCAAGTGCCGTCAGGCAGCTGACTGCCACCGTCCCATCCCGCGCTATTGATAAAAGCAAGGTTTGAGCCGTCAGTGCTTTTGATCTGCAGACGATCACCCGTCAGCAACATCTCCTGCGGAAAGTCAAAGCTAAATCGCTTCTTAGTGACATTTACGTCACTAGGGTCGACCACACTCGTAAACGTGCGGCCTGGTGTTGCCCTGCGAAGCCTAATTCGACCGTTATTGCCTAGAAAGACTGTCATAGTGACTTGCTCACGAGATCACCGCTCATGGTGAATCCAACGTTGACGCGCATCACCTCTCCAACAACACATGAAAGTTCTGCGCTGGTAAGAACAGCATTCAGCTCAAAAAATTTATCGTCAAACTTTAATTTCAATCGAGCAGTTGATGCGATGGACGCATCGGCTGCAGTGTCTTGATTGACTTGATTGATTAGGTTGACCGGGGCATCGCTGTAATACAAAACAGTGCAAGAGCCACTCGCCGATCGCATCCCTGTCGTGAAAGTCCGTGCGTTTTCACTGAGAACAGTGACTTCAAGCGCCTCTGTGTTTGCGCTGAATGCCCACTGAACAACCTTTGCGACAGCAACGCCACCAAGCTCAAGGCTGCCATCTTGACCCGCGTAGTACTTAGCCATGGTTAGATGCCCTCAAGCTCACCTACGAACTCACAACTCACTGTACTCAAACCTGGCTTAACGCTTTGGACTGACGGAGGAGATGCGTATTTCCACTTCAACGCGCTGTTTGTTTCTCTAAACCAAGGCGTTAAGGCCCCAGGCTCTCCACTTGTCGTCGTCCTAGCGACATTGCTCGCCGTAAACACGACGTAATCACCAGCCTTTGTCACGTTGACGTAGTTTTCCAGCACCGAATTAGCATTGGCGTCTGTGATGTTGGAGAAAGTCAGGGTCAAGCGACTGTTCGTCCTTTGGTTGCCGTAGCGGACTCGGACTACAGCACCGTTTTGAGCCTCAAACTTCGTTTCAGGGAAAACGCCTGGCTGGTAAGAGCGACTCGAAGGAACCAACGCAGGGAAGTCAACCTCAGGCATCAGCTCGTTACCTTGAACAACCCTTTGTTGAGTCCCAGTGTAGCCAGCGCACCGCGATCATCCAAGGGCTGATGGGTTGCGCTGATGTCGACATAGCCGTCCTCATCAATGGTCAAGCTGTCGATCCTGTAAATACGCTTTGGCTCCTCTTGGACTCTGAGAGTGAAGATTGAGTCAAAAAATTCTGAGTTGCCTGTCTTCATAGACGTAACTGGCATTGAACCAGACAACACATCCTGCAAGCCAGGCCGCCAATAAAACACTGGATGGCCAGTTGAATTTGCCAGGTCCACTGTCGCAGTTACGTTGCCCTCGTCATCAACGCTGCCGTTGTTGAATCGGCTGGTGTGTGTAGAGATCGAAATCACCTTGATGTAATCGCCAGCTTCAAGCTCAAGGGCAGAGCTTGGCGTCGTTTTGAAGCTGATTGTGTGATCAATATGCTTTCTCAACAACAGCCGATATTTGCCGATCAACTCCGCGTGAGTCCGGCTTGTGCAGAATTGAGTCATGTCAATGGACTCTTCTGGATCAGCTTCTGAGCCTCCCGCAGCGTCTGAGAATCGAACTTGAATGCTTTGCTGCGAAGAGAATCCATTCTCAATAGACTCGTCTCGATAAGTGATCGTTGCTTTAAAAAGCTGACGCTCTTCCCTAGGCAAAAACGTTAGTTGCATGTCCTTCATATTGCCGTCAGTAAACAGTGCCTTGACCTCACTTGAGCCAGTCAAGAACGAATGAGCAGTATCAATCAAATAGTCTTCAATCCCAGGAGTTAAGCCAGGACTGGACTCTTTCTTTGACTTTGCCTTATAAGGCAGCGATGGTTTCAATGCGAAACGACCACCCTTGATGCTGAAGTCAAGAAAGTTCAAGGCAGCAGTGTTAAAAATAAATTCACGCAAGTTAGTGCGATCCTCAAGAACACCATCAAAAGTCAATTCATTGGCGTAGCAGAACCTTGCAGCCTCAACCATTGAATCTCGATCGACAATCGTGCTTGGAATTCTGCTGCCAACGCCAATGCGATCATTGGTCAACAGGTTGTAAACGACTTCGGCAAAATTATTGGTTGGGCCTGTTGCGCCTGTGCTAGCCGGTCCTCCTGCATCTGTAATCAGCCTCTCAACCTTGATCCCTTGTTTTACATAAGCGCTTAGCTGCCCAAGAGATGTCCAATCTTTACCTGCAAGCAAGCGAAGCCCAAGCAGAGAAAGATCTTGATATTTAGGAATGCCATCAGACAAAGGACGAATCAGCTCGTTTACAAACGAGATTTCATGCTCTGGGCCATCCTGATGGCTGGTTTTTTCTTGCTCATACTTAGGGTAATCAGTGATCGCATCATAAAAATTCAGGGTTTCAAGCTCGTCAACACTTGCCTTTTCAATCTCCGTAACGGTTACGGTCAAAAAGTACTGCGAATTTTTTTCTTGAGAATTAGATGGCAATATAAAGGTAGCTTTGTCGCCAACCCTGTAGCCAACTCCGGGATCAATAACATCCCAAGTCCAATGTTCATCGACCACCGAAGTAGCTGTGATTTTAAGGCCAGTCCCTAGCTGGGAGGTGGTGGTGTTTTGGTTGTAAGTCGCTGGTGCATAAGCAAAATCATCTACGTCAACGCTGAATTCATACTGTTGAATTGCGTACAACTTTTTGTCTGGAGAAAGCACTTGTGTATAACCACCCTTCTCAACAGGCCAATAATATCCGCCTTGCTCTTCAACGGTTCTAAACACCCTTGTTATTGCGTAAACTCTTGTGCCATCAGACTCAGTTCGTTGCAAGTTGCCACGAATGTATTGGAAACCTGCTTGCGACTCATCAACAGCAAGCTTGACATCGTCCCTGAGAATTCCGTTCCAAAAGCCATTTCGGACGCCAGTCACAGTCTCCCATACACCAAAATAAGCTGGCCTGTTATTAATAGGGTCAAACACTGAGTCTTGAAAAATATTTTGCTCAGTAATTTGAGTTACCCCAGGAATAATGTCTCTTTCTGCCTGGGAGCCAGGCAGAATTTTATATTGAGCCAAAAGATTTTTTTCGTCTGGCGCTTCATATAAAGAAGAAGACAACACACTTGCTTTCTGAACCCCATCAAAAAACACATTTATCATTTCGCCTGCTGAGTTTGTTTGAACATATGAATCATTTCCGCCAGGGCCTGAATTTCTCTCAATCTGCCTGCTTTCTGTAGGCACCCATCCTCTTTCGCCAGTCACATTTCTAATAAGTAGCGGAGAGTATTGGTATTCAGCCCCAAGCTTCTCCGAAACATCTTCTCTGTTCCACTTAGCTTCTAATACCGCGCCAGTGTCTGCATGCAGCAGAACGCCATAAATCAACTCATCACCATCATCTTGATAATCAGCGGCCAAAGAGCTTACAGACTTCCAGCTGGCACTCTCGGAAAGCTCACCTTCCTCATATTTGTCGAACTTCGCAACACCACCAATTTCCGTGTCATCGTTAATCAACGAAAATTCAAACTCAGGATTTGATGCATCCTTGTTCGTAATTAGAGTAGCGGCTCCGGTGTAACTAACGCCGAATCTTCCTGTCGTAAACCCACTACTGGCGTCAAACTGTCCCGTTAAAAGTAAAACTCTTTTTGCGCCCAAGCCAATATGCTCAGCCTGAGCCGTGCTGCCAGATACAGGGACGAATCTGAACTCGTACTGCCCCTCGTCATGATTGATCGTGATCGTGTTGTACTGAGGTTGCGAGGTATTCCCTTTAACAGCGAAAATTCT